GCTGGTTTTGCAGGATTTTCTACGTACCTAGATATGTCTCCCTCCGATCCAGATATGGCAGCAGTTCCTGATCCAAATACGGAAGTGCAGGTAGATCCTTTTGTAAAACGAGTTATAGATCTTCCTCAAAGACTATACAGTCCATCTGTAATTGCGAAAGTGCGTGAAAATGTAGTACCTTTAGATAGACCTATGCCAAAAGAGGAGTTGATGGAGAATAAAAATCAAATTCCAATTGATAGAACTCTATTAGATCAGTTAGATACGGATTTAAAAAATGCATATGGAGCACATAATGATCAAATACAAGAACAATTAACTAATATTACTCAAGTAACTGGTGTACCTGATAGTATTACCTATGATGAGAATAGTGTAAGGACTGTACAGCGTAGATTCCTTGATATGCCTCATGCTTCACCAGGCACTAAATATTATATGAAACAATATAGATCAGATCCTAGAAAAGACATTTATTTTACTGTTACTCTAGGACATGATCCTGTTGAAACTGGATGTGGGCACTTTACTTGCACAGCTCCTACTCCACCAAGTGATTTTTCAACTTATGATGGAAGTACTGGTATAACTAGTACATACAGTTATGTTGTGTCAGGTCAAGTGCAAGGTCCAGGATGTAGAGGTTGGTCTGCATCAGGTCAACAACATATACGACATCATATGACAAAATCAACTAACACTTACACAGCCACAGTGGCTGCATACGGAAACCCCTTCTAATGGCAGGATTATCAGCAGCAGTTTATATCGGAAGTTGTAGTGGACATGGACGTTGCATTCCAGCTAATGTCCATGCTACAGTAAGTTGTGGTGGAACGTGCAAAACTGCACCCAAAAAGTCCATCGCAACAATGGATGCCACTAATATATGGCCTCCATTTCCGCAAACGCCACTTAATGTGATGCAAATCGTGGGTAACGTTATTATCAACGGCAATTTTCCTATTGTCGATCAAGATCTTTTAACTAATCACCCTCCAACATGCACACAAATTGTAATAAGAGCAGGATGTAAATATCCACCTCCACCTCTAACATGTCCAACACAAACTCTTTGTGTGGAAGATATTGCTGGTGGCGGTGCTCATATTAGAAAAGCGTTTGCAACCAGCAAAACCGTGTTCATCAATGCTAGACGAGCGTGTAGAGTGGGTGATCCACTCGGACCTCCATGTCTATCAAAGATTGCAACAGGATCACCTAATGTTTTTATAGGAATTTAAATTATGGCAATGAAAGTCGCTTGGAATAGTGGTGGTAGCTATGTAGAAGCTATACCCAAAAAGACGAGACAAGGAAAAGGCAAACATTCAAAATATGCTGCTTCATCTCGTAATAAAGCACCAAAACGACCTCGTGGACAAGGCAAATAGACAAAAGGACTCTTCGGAGTCCTTTTTTATTGAAAACCCCGATAAATAACTAAGAATAATAGATCTTTTTTCTATAAATGGCGTTAAAGTCAATAACTAGTACTGATATAAAGAGGTCTAGAGCTTTTAAGGATATCTCTATGAGTATTCTTAAAAACCCCTTTACTAATGACATATCACCAGTGACTAATGAAGAATCTATAAAGCAATCTATACGAAATATAGTTTTAACTGCTCCTGGCGAAAAATTATTTAATCCTAAATTTGGATCTAGTGTATATAAGATGCTTTTTGAGCCTCTAGATCCGTTTATGATTGATTCATTGCAAGTTGAGATCAGGAACACAATAAGTAACTATGAAAAACGAGTTACTGTAACGGGTCTCAGATGTATACCTGATTATGATAATAATTCCGTTACTGTGAGTTTGGAATATAATATTATTGGTTTACCAATAACGGAGACCATTCAGTTTGTATTAGCGAGACCATCCTAATGTTACCAAATAATTTAACAACACTTGGGTTTGAAGATATTAAGTCTTCTATCAAAACGTATCTAAGAACTAGAGATGAGTTCATAGATTATGATTTTGAGGGATCAGGATTGTCATATATGATTGATGTGTTAGCATATAACACATATTATTCTTCATTTATGGCAAATATGTCTATGAATGAGGCATTTATCGCTTCTTCTACGGTTAGAGATAATGTTGTTAATATTGCGAAATTATTAGATTATTGTCCAAGGTCTGTTGTTGCATCAAAAGCTTGTGTGCATCTAGATGTGCAAACTACACAGACTGCAGAAACATATCCTAATAATATTACTCTTTTAAAAGGTCTTTCTGCTACAGGTGGTAATTTAGTGTGGAATGTCTTAGATCCAATTACTGTAGAAGTTGATCAAACTACAGGAAAGGCAAGATTCCATAATGTAAAGGTACAAGAAGGTAGTATTATAAACTATTCTTACACTGTAGATAACTTTGCGAAGCAGAGATATATAATTCCTTCTGAAAATGTTGATACTACAACACTTTCAATAAGAGTGCGTCCAAACGCAAGTAGCACTACTTCTGATAGTTATAATTTGGTTGAGAACATAACTGAGGTTAAGAGTACTGATAGAATATATTTCTTATCTGAAACTGAAGATAAGAGATTTGAAGTTTTCTTTGGTGATGGAGTTATTGGAAGGAAACTGGTAGATGGTGAGGTTATTGATTTTGAATATATTGTTACTAGTGGTGCTAAGGGCAACGATACTAGTATATTTGCCTTTGTAGGCAAGTTTCTTGACAGTAATGGCGTAAACTATGGTGCTAGTGCAGCAACGCTCACAGTAGGCGATAAGGCACAATTAGGAGAGAAGGCAGAAACTGTTGAATCTATTAAATTTAATGCTCCTAGGTACTATGCAGCACAAAATAGAGCAGTAACTATTCAAGATTATGAAACTATCGTAAAAAGGATATATTCAAATGCTAAAACTGTTGCTGCATACGGTGGAGATGAATTAACTCCTCCTGTTTATGGAAAAGTCTATATTGCTATAAAAACTAGGACTGGATCATCCCTAAACGATGCTACAAAGCTCCAATTAGTGTCACAGCTTAAAACATATGCTATGGCATCTATTGAACCTGTTATTGTCGATACTAAGACCTTATACGTTTATCCTAGAGTCTTTGCTACCTATGATCCATCTACTGCATCTAGAGATGTATCTACAATTTCAACAAATATACAAGATTCTATAACTGAGTGGGCACAACAGGAAGAAATTAACAACTTTAATAATAATTTCAGTTTAAATAAGTTCCAAAAGGCAGTTACTGAATCTGATCCAAACGTAACTGATACTTCTACTCAAATTTCAATTGTTCAGTATATTACTGCTACTGGTAATACCTCCAATACATATTGTGTGTCAACTGGATCACCTCTACTAGATAGTGCTCCAAATATCCAAATTACTGAAGGTATTACAGCAACTGTTACAACAACTACTGACAGTAGCGGTTGTAAGAAAGAACCTATCATCAAATCATCTAAATTTAGACTTGCTGATAGACCATCTATAGATCAATACTTTGAAGATGATGGATTTGGTAATTTAGTGGTTTTCTATATCAGTGGTACTAGAAAAATCATTACAAATCCAAAAGGAGGAACAGTTGACTATAATACTGGTCAAATATGCTTTGGACCAGTTAATATCGTTGGTGCTGGTGGAAATGTTCCTGTAATTGATAATAATGGTAATATTGACGAGACTACAGTTGTTGTTACTGGTCAAGTATTCCAGATTGCAGTTCAAGCAATACCATCTAACCCATCCATCATATACACTCCAGATCCAGGTACCGTAATTGAAGTTATAGTCCCAACTATATCCGTTTCTCCATTAGGTACTGATCTACCTTCGACTATCCCACTAAATAGTCTTACGCCAGAAAACTTTGAAATTACCCCTACTGTTATTGATATTCCTGATATTACAAATGCTGGCAACTTGGCAAACATCTCCTGTTTTTAGAAGTTAAATGACGACCACAAATAAGGTTTCTCAGGTAGTAAGCAAGCAGTTACCGCAGTTTGTTGAAGATAATCACCCTCTTCTTAATAAATTACTTGAATATTACTATAAATCCCAAGAAAAAACGGGATATGGTCAGAATATTTTAAATGATTTCTTACAATACCTCAATATTGATAAGTTAAACATTGATATTCTTGATGGATCGACAAAACTTGTTCAGGATGCTGCAGAAGATTCTACTACAATAACAGTTGAAAACGTAGACTCTTTTCTTGATAAAAACGGTAGTATATTAATTAATAATGAGGTAATTTTTTATGAGAAGGCAGTTCCTTCTCCTAGTGTTGCTTTAAGTCCAGGTATTTCTTATGATCAGGTAAAAATAAAGTGGATTGGTCTTTCTAATCCTATTAATGATTTTGATGGTGTCAAGAACTCATTTCCATTATTATCACAAAATAGTCCTGTAAGTCCACCATCTCCACAACACCTTATTGTTAAACTTTATAACAAGGTTTTGATAGGTGGAGTTGATTATACTCTTGATAATAACAATATTAACTTCACTACTCCACCTAGAGCTAAAACAGTCTCTGATGGATTTGAGTCTACAAATATTACATACTTAAAAGGTTTTTCTGAAGACTCTATTTTAGCGTTAGACGATATTTCTAATAATTTTGGTGATAATAGAACTAGTTTTAATGTTAATAGAGGAGGAGTTCCTTATAGAGCAGTAGTTGATGAATATATTATTGCAATTTATGATGGCAATCTATTAACACCAAAAACTGATTTCACTTTTGATGAAACTACAATTTCTTTCAATTTCATACCTCTAGTTGGAAGAAAACTGGCATTATTTTCTATTGAAGCACCAATTCCGTCTTTTGGATCAGGTGCGGTTGGTTTTTCTCGTGTTAATGAGGCAGGTGCGGTAACAGGTATTGAAATTAGTAAGACTGGATCTGATTATAGATTTGAATATGCACCTAAAGTCAGTATTAAGTCTAAAGAAGGTTCTAATGCCGCAGTTAGGTCATTAATTAACGGTATTAAGAACACACAGTTACTTGGTGGCGGTAAAGGTTATAGTGAAAGTAACCCACCTACGGTAAATATACAAAGTCCAACAAAAGCAGGTGGCACACCAGCAAAACTTAGTGCTAAAGTAGTAGAAGGTTCAGTATCTGAAATAGTAGTTGAAGATTCTGGTAGCGGATATACATTTATACCAAGGGTTACCTTTGCACAACCAGGTGGAGCAACACTAGGAACTCCAACTATGGTTGGTGGGTCATTTAGTGGTGAAGTGCCTGTTACAAGTGGTGGAAGTGGATATACT